CTGTGATTATAAATCCGCTGGAGACTTCATTGGTATGGACATGTCACGGAAATTTCTTGAAATGGGTTTTACACGCGCCCGCAGGTATGCAAATCATCCTGATGGAAAAAAGTATGCTCGTGATGGTTCCGTTAGACCCCAGTCGCCAGTCGCACTACATTGTGTCAAAGCAAGATCGGCAACAATCTTCAAAGAAGTAAGAGATAAGGCAGCATATGATCCTGTCTATCAGGAAATGCGTAAAGAGTGGAGAGCAGCAGAATGACTAACGAACCACTACTCAATTCACTACAAGGAATTATGGTAACGATTGACTCCTATTCAGTAAAGAAAAAAACAGTTGATGAGAATTATATAGATAATATTGAGGAATTACTTACTCGTATTGAAGATAAAGTTGATTTACTCATTACTCAACTCAAAATAGAGTCTTATAAAAAAATGATAGAAAATCCAGATGATATCAAACTCGATAGTCCCGCAAAGATGTTTGAGTATGAAAAAATGGCAAGAAGTGTCGATCAGTGTGAGAGTGTAGAAGAATTACAAATGACACTTAAATCAGTATTGAAAACATTTATGAGGTATCAAGAAACAACTGCTAAATCTCTTACGATGCCCCTGCCACGATGAAACTAGATGTAACGATGGAAGAGTATAGCATAATTATTAATGCTTTACATTATTACAAAAAAGTAGAAAAGCGTGGAAACTTTCAACAGTATAACGATAAAATCGTCAATCAGTTGAGAGATAAATTAGCACATCAAATGGTGTGGGAACAAGGAGGTATTTTTGACAAATGACAAAACTAATTGATTGGGAAGCAAGATTTCAAGCATTACCTGATGTAGAACAAGATAAACTCGCATTATTGCGTGTGATTGAATGCACAAATGGTGTCATCCAACACTCCTATCGTAGTGGAGAAGATGATACACTGACTGTTGATGAAGTCAGAGAGGCAATGAAGTTTTCGATGGGTTGTATGAAGCGACAAGAAATACCTGTGGGAGATAAGGTTGTCACATTTTCACCCGAAACAAAAGAGTTGATGACTGAAATGCGACGCTTATATATTTCTGGTCAAAAGCAAAACAATCAAGAAGATTTTAATGAATTTCTTAAAGGTTCCAAAGCCAATCTACTTGCGATTGGTAAGGAACGTATTTTACAAGCCCGACGCCTTGCATTTGAGCACATTGATGAATTACCACCTCACACATTAGAGTGGGGTCTTTCTTATATCTTTAGCTTTGCAGGTTGGGTGTAACTTTTGAATATTATATGATGAAGTTTGTATCATGAAACTCATAGATCTATATAACGAATATTACAACGACGAGTGTGCTGCTGCTTCCTGGGGTTCTCTTACCAGTATGGAACATTTACAGGCAACCACAATTCGTGCTGTGCTTTATGCTTTTGCCCGTAAGTATAATATGACTGATAAGATTTATGTGGAGGATTTAGAACTACTTGCGAGTCAGATTGAAGCACAAGGAAACGAGAGCAACCGCAGGCACGAGACAGTTATGAAAGAGGCATAAGGACACACCAGAACTGACCTGGATGCTCTATAATACTTTCATACACACAGAAACCTGATGTCTAACTTCTACACTTTGCTTCCTGGGACTGATGTGCTTCGCAGTAAGATTGATGTATTCACTTGGACCAATCCTGCTAATGAGAATGAAACTGAACGAGTAGAACTTACAGTGGATAATGCTGGTATTTTCGTTACTTCTTGTAGTGGTGGTGCTCGTGAAGATATGAGCATCGCACAGAAAGATTTGGCGATTGCTCTTGCCCGTGCTATTCTTGAAGCATATGGAGTTGCTTGATGACTTACAAACTTGACCCAGAAGCAAAAGCATTTTCTTATACAAGAGAAGAACTTTTTAACTGTATTACAAAGATTGTTTCGCATCCTCACAAGACTATCACAGAACACGACCAATCCCGTGCTCTTGCGATTATGGTAGTGTTTGATGACTACCTCACAAACTACACCGAATCAGATAATAATGGTGGGTATTATGTTTATGAACGGGAGCAAACGGATCTTATTGACTTTGTGAGGTTCAAACTTGGTATTGATGATTATGATTCTGTTGATGTTAATGAGGTATTGAAATGAAACATCCACAAAGAAGAAAGAATCATACTAATCACTCTATGAGCAGTGGTAAAGGTGTTCCTTGGGCAACATCTAAGATTTTTACAAGTGTATATTGTAAGCATTTGGATGTTAGGGGTCCTGGATTTACAGAACTCAATAAACCAAAAAAAGAAGTAAATCCAATCATTTTCAAGATTCTTAAAAAAGATGAGCAGATTTACTGAAAATCCCGATGAGATTGTGCTGGAAGATGTGAAGATGTTTCATCTGGAAAGTATGAATGAACGCAGCCTGTGGGTTGGTGTCTATACTCAAAACAACAAAATCTATCACTTGAATATTTCTGCGGATGGTGATAAATTGAGTTATTGGTGGAGCGATGAAACATCATGAATAGTAAAACTTATCTACAATATGTTGCGATTCCTGCACTTGCATTTTTCTTTACCGCGATTATATCTTATAATCTAACACCAGAAAGAACTCCGCAACACAACTCAACCGTGCCTGGATCTTCTGGTGATTTGGTATGCACTTCGTCTTGTAAGGTGAAAGAGTAATGGACTTTCCCGTGTTCTTAAACAAGTGGATAATCGGATCTTCTCCGATTAAACACACACCATTTTGGTGGTGGTATCGTTTGATGTCCCACGAAGGATTTCGCTTTGACGATTACCACATGTGGGGAGAGTTCTGGAACTCTATCAACGCAGGGTATTTAGATATGAATTATAAGCGGGAGTTTGAGAAGTTTTGGGGTGAAGGTTCTTATCCACCAGAAAAGATTATAGTCTCAAAAGAAGAATATGATGCTCTTGTAGAGAAACTCAACGAACCACCACAGTTTAATGAAAAGATTGCTAGGGTATTGCAGAGAAAGGCACCATGGCATGACTGAGAAATCTAAAATTTTCTACAATATCTGGTGTTGTGCTTATCAACGCAGATGGATATATAAAGGAACAGACAGAGAACACAGAGAGCACGAAACTGTGCGTATGTGTCTTGATATGAAGGATGTAAAGTTTTATCAGTTTGATACAGAAAGACGTAAAGTTCTATCAGTTTGATACAGAAAGACCGCATTATCTACGATGACATTCTCCAGACCTCTTTTAGGAACTAATACTGATAAAACCAAATTATCTTGGTTTGAATACTACTGGCACTCTTGTATCATTCAAGGGTGGTATAATTGCTGGTATGCTTTAAAGAACTGGCAGGATTTGATGGGAAATAACTATCAGGATTATGCACTTCTCAAAGATGATGACCCATTGGAGCAGTGTATTCTTTACTTTTGGGATAGCCTTGAAGATGAGATTTATCCCAAACATTTTCTAGAAGAACTCTTACAAATGGTTGATGACATTAATACTGGTAAAGAAAAAGTATATTCCATAGATGAAGTTATTGAAAGAGCAAAAAAAATTGTAGAAGATGTGGAGTTGGACTAATGGGAATGTTTGATTATGTAAAATCTTCATACGATCTTGGTGAGAACTTTACAAATGTAGAGTTGCAAACCAAGGGACTTGCTTGTACTATGGCAAGATATTGGATTGCACCTGATGGTTCTTTATATGAATTGACTTATAGAGAAACTCATACATTTGAAGATATTGGAGAGGATGATGAGCGTTATGACCCTGTACGTTTATTTTTGAACTATGAATGGGTGCCAACCGGAAAAAAAGGTAGGGTAGAACCTTGTAATGCAACTGATTATGTTGAGGTTTATCCTGGAATTTGGGATGGGAACTGGGAAGATTGGCCTAGATTGAGGTTACACTTTGTTAGAGGTAAACTTATGGATTATGAGGACATTACTGGACGATGATTAGTACAGAACTGTTTCCATATGAATCATTCGGTGTTCGTTTGGATCTAAAAACAGAAACCCGCATTTGTTGGTTCAGAGATGAATATGACTTGCAAAAATACCTGGTTCGTTCTAGACTAGACCAAACAACTTTAGACATTCATTATCGTGATGGAAAACCTGTTGACACTAGTAAAAAATGTAAGAGAAGTGTGGAGCAAAAGTCTAAACCAAACAGTAAAAGAAGTTCTGCTACAAGTAAAGGACGAAAACCCAGCGTGGATTCCACTAGAAACACTACTCGCAATACAAAGTCTAAAAAATGATACAAGTAACTGAAAATGAAGACAACTCATTTACCATCACCTGGGATGAAACTTCTCCTACGGAAAGTATTCTCAACACCTGGACCGAAGCAGACTTTATCAAAGTCATTATGGAACGTATTGAAAATTTGGTGAAAGAAAATGACCTCAAAGATTAACCTTGTTCTTGCACTGCAACAAATAGAAAACATTTCAAATCTTGTAAGAGATAATAACTATGAGGCATTCTTTACCTCACACCTCTTACCGATCAAGTTTGAGATTGAACGACAAATTGTATTACATAATCATGGAAAAGAAGTTTTATGACGACGATGCTTTCTATGTGGAGCATAAGAGTTGGCAAATCTGGCAATCACACTATCCTGACGGCAGTGGTATCATTACTTCACTAAATGAACACCAGTGTGTAACTGCTACTCGTTGGTATTTGAAAGCAAAACAAGAAGGTGAGTTTGACAATGTAGAAATAAAGATGTATGATGAAGTTGTTGGAGGAAACTGGGATGACCAATGAAGAACTTAAATCATTCAATCCAGCATCTGTATCTCATTATCAAGTTGCATATAAATGTAACTTTGCCACAGATCAACAAGAGTATCGCACCCAAAAGCATGATGCACTAAGAATGGCACTCGCATCAGCAAACTTCCTTGACGCACGAGGACAATACACGATCATCTCTGTGACACCCATTTACAAAAACTACGGACAGGACTAATGACTGAACGCAATTTTACCAAAGAACTTCTGTATTCTATCTACAACGACCCAGAGTATAGTGAAGATGTTGAGAGTATTGACTATCGCTCTCTCATTCACATTATCACAGAACTTTGTGATAGAATAGAGCAGTTGGAAAAGGACAACGAACTTCTGAAATCTTATGCATGGGAACAATGACTGAACGTAACTTTGTGGACAAGAATGGAAACTCTTGGGTTTGGGAAGAGACACCTGAAACTACTGAGGCACTCAAACAACTTCATAATACTGTAAAGGAAGTAAAAGCAACAAAGTTTGCTGGTAATTATGAGGGACCTCTTTATACACCCCATCCAGATCTGAAAAAATGATCACCAAAATTTTTTCCTGGTTTTTTTCGCCAAGTCAAAAACCAATTGGTGAGGCAAATGATATCTACACAAAATTAGTAGAACTTGAAGAAAAATATAATTGTCTCCTTTTGGACATTAAATATTTGGAGAAAGAGAACATTGAAACTTCTAATTGTTTGTATGAGTTAATGAATTCAATTGATGCAGTTGATGCACGTATAGATATTCTTACTACTGAAAATCAGATTAAGAAAGATGTATGAATTAGACGACTTTGAAAAAGCACTCGCACACTTTGGGACCAGAGTAGATATTATTTGTGCAATGGAAATGGGGGGGAGAATTAATGCTGAAACAGCTTACAAAAATATTAAAATGGAACTCAAAGAACTCAAACGAGTTAGAAAGTCTATCAAAAAAGACAAGGATTTGTAGTAAATGTAAAATAAAAAAACCACTTGACAAGGATCACTACCAAGTGGTAGAATACTTTCTTACAGGATTCTCCTACTATTGCCACGATTGCTCTAAACCCAAATCAAGAAATGACTGACTTTAATTATAAAAAGTATTCACTTGAAAATCTTGAAAACTGGTTGCATGATGCTCTTTCATGTGGTGATGCTTCACCACATGAAATCTATTCTGTGATCCGTAAAGTCGTACAGGATGAATATGATTATCACAAAGAAAAATCACAGCAATGTTTTGGATTGTTGGAACTGTTGGGTGGGCATCGTCCTGTGAGTTTTGATGAAGTAATACAAGAAAGAGAGTATTATGAAGGCTCTATGACCGAAGAGGAACTTTCCAAGTATAAAGCGCCACTAACTTGTGATAAAGACGATTCATCGCCAGAATGTAAGAAATCTTGGAATAATTTTTGGCATCAATCTTCTTATGTAAGTGAAGATGGTGATTTGTTTGCCTTAAAGAAAGATAAAGTTTTGAAATGGCAACTTCCTGTTGAGATTCATCCAAGTGGTGAATATTATGTTTCTTTCCCCGATGATTTGCTAAAAGTGGCAAAACTGAAAGAAGGTGATACAGTGGAATGGGTAGATCAAGGTGATGGATCTTACCTTCTTCGTAAGGTCAATCAACCACTTAAATCCGATGAGTGCTGATGAATGACGAACTATGACAGACTTATTGATGCCATCTCAAACGAGATGTATCTTCTAAATGTTTCTCACGAAAGTTGGGATGAGAAATCAGCAAAGAAGACATCCAGAAGAATTCTTGAAATCGTAGAGGAATTCCAACAAAAACGATCAACTCTTACTTTTTAACTATGGCACTCTCAAAACAAACACTTGAAAATCTTTTAGAAGCAGAATCACATATTCGTGCTGCTATTAAAAGTGCTGCTACAAATGAGAAACCTATGGTAGTTCAACAACTCTCAAAGATCCTCATGGATATGGAGCACTGTAAGAAGTTTGAGGAAATTATGGATATGCTTGATAGTCGTAAACCAGGAAGTCGTGGATCTTTTGGTTCTTTCTTTGATGAAGATTAAGGAATGTAGAGCAATCCCAAAGAAAATATTAAATGTCTAGATAATTTATAGGGATATGCTAACATAAGAAGTATTCGGGAGTAAATTATGACACTTTCCTCTGGAAAACAAGAAAAACTAACAGATGATGAATGGCAAGAGATGAATGCACTTAGAAAGGTTATGTCTGAAAGACCTCAGGCACTTATTCCAGAGAAAATGGAAGAGTTCACTGAGTATTTTGTAAGAAGTCTAAAAGAAAGAGGCGGTTGAGAAACTGTCACAAGGGCACTGGACAAGTGCCCTTTTTTCATATATACTGATTGTATAAGTAAAAGACCTATGAAACTCAAAGCAATTCTACTTTCTACAGTTTTGTTGCTACCCACAGCATCACTTGCTCAACAACGGGTTTATACTGAATCGTATTGCTACGAAAATACGGAAGAGTATGTGCCTGGATATTACAATAATCACGGACAATATGTTGGTGGTTATGTAAAGAGTGATCGCCGTAGAGTCCCCTGTGGTTATCAATCCTATCAACCACAACCGCAATATCATCAACAACAAGTTCAACCAAGGAGATGCACCGCAGCAAGAACAACTCTTGGTGGATTGCTAGGTGGAGGAACTGCTGCTGCAATCTCTAAACGAGATGCATATGGTTGGTCTATTCCTCTGGGTGCGATTCTTGGTATGGGTCTAGCTCAGGCAGGTTGCGATTAAAATAGCTCACCTCTAAAGCGTTCCTACAGTGTAAGCACAACTCTCAAATGGCAACCCGCTCACGCATCGGTCTTGAACTCTCTGATGGCAGTATCCTCTCTGCCTATCACCACTGGGATGGTTATCCCGAATGGTTGGGTCGTATCCTGAAGACTCATTACAACAGCAAAGAACTTGCCACCGAATTAATTGATGGTGGTGATATGAGTTCTTGCTGGACTAATGCAGGTTGGAAGAATGAAACTCTGCCTACTACTGGTCCGCTCTACTATTCTTCTCGTGGTGAAGATTTACCACCTCGTCTTGATAAAAATCTTGGTGACTATCTCACTCAAGGTGCAGAAGAGTTTGGATATGTCTATACTCAACAAGGAGAATGGTTGTGCTATGACACCTGTGACTGGCGCGATTCTTATCTTGAAGCACAAGAGATTCCGAGTGGAGCACTAGCAGCATGAGTAAGAAATACATCACTGCTTTTGCTCTCGGTTTTCTTGCGATTATTGGATGGAATGTATTTCTTATTCAACGCGATCAACGCCTTTATGATGCATACTATCGCCAACAAGCAGTAAATAGACTTAAGTATCCACCAAGTGCTAGAATTGATTACAATCCTAAAGAGGAGTATTGTGCTTCTCTTAAGGTTTGGCATCCCGATTGTAAAGTAGAGTGATAGAGTTTTTTATCATTTCTATCGCATTTGGATGGTGTTTTATTGTTTTATTTTCCAAACACTTTGATTACTTAGACGAGGACAAAAATGACTTCCAAAAAAATTCGAGAACTGATCAAAAAAGCAGAGATGCATAAAGAGGCAAAAAAGTTTTGGAAAGAAGTCGAAGCTGAAGCAGCACGCCTAGAAATTCCCGTGGATTACTATCTTGCGGAGTTTTATTGATAACTATTACTCAAACAACTACAATTAAGACGTAATTTACAAAGTAAAATGACACAAAAGTTTCTCTACATCGTTCAGCACTATGTTCCCTTCCCTGCAAGTGAATATGGTGGGGTTTGGAATGTGATTGCAGAAAGTGATCATGAGTGTTTTGATCTAATCACTGCGGAAGATGATGGCAACTTCTATGAACCGCATTACACTACTCTTCGTGAAAATGTATTAAGCGCAAGAACGTATGCTCTTGCAGAAGATGTAGAATCTGAAGTAGTTGAATCTTTTACCACCTGATGACTCACCACGTTTCTCACACCAATAAAATGGTGTTTGATTTGAAAACACAGTATCAAAAACGCATTTCTCAACTGCAAAATAAAATTGCAGAACAAGAACAAGAAATCTCCCAACTACAAAAACAAATTGAGTATATGTCGTGAGACAAGTTCTATGATTGTTGAGTTTCCACACAAAGCACCAAAAGGATATCATTATGAGTTTGAAGAGTTCAGGAGGGGAGTTATTGCTATATGGTTGCATTGTGATCGTAAGTTCGATTACAATAACGGTGATGTAACAAAAACAATCTGGGGATTCTATAAATTCAAGACCAGAGAATACTTTGCCCCCATCAATAGTAAGACAATCGGCACTTGTGTAAATATCAAGGAAACTAGAAATTACACTGCAATGCAAATCAAACAAACCCCGTTAGAATCAGCATTTGTATGACCTACGAACCCCAAGTCAATGATTATGTAATTTGGTCAAAGGGAGTTGAGGGGTGGATCTATTTCAAATGTGAAGATTATGTTACTATTGAAGCAGCAATTTGGCCAAAAGATGAGCAAAATTATCTAGATTGTTCCATTCATAAAAATGAAAGAGTTCTTGTAGTTTGCTATCACGATCAATGGTGTGATTTGAAATACATAAGATCTAGAAAGTCAAAACATGAAGAAAAAGAAAACTGTGTGGAGATTGCTTGCTAAGTCTCTTGGAGAAAAATCTGGTAAAAATAATAAAGAAGCGGATAAGATTGCTCTTATTCGTATTTTAATGTTTTTGTCCATTTTCATTACTAATGGATTCATTGTCTTTAATGCAATTCGTGCCCACATTATTCCAAGAGATTATGTTCAAAAAGTTGAGTGTGTAAATGTAAAATGAAATATCAAGTTCATTGTCAAGGTTTTGATGGTCAATTTCGGGTAAGTTGTGATGCACTAAATCCATCAGATGCAAAAGAAATTGCAAAACAAAAGCACCCAAATGCAAAAATACTTCAAGTCACAATGGTTGTAGATTTGAAGAAAAATCTTTGACTCAATTAAAATAGCTCACCTTTAAAGCGTTCCCATAGTGTAAGCAACAAAACCACATGGACTCCTTTGATGACATTCAAATCGAAGATTTCTCCTCCTTTGACTTCGTTGAAGAAATGAATGAGGGCATCTTTGAGGCAGAAGAAGATGATGACAAATCTTTCAACAAACTCCTTAACTCTAACATTGATTTCTAATGACTACTAAGTATTATTGGACCACAAAACTAAATACTGCAACAAATCGTCGTCTTGAAAAACTTGAGAGTGATGGTGTTAAAGTTGACACTGAAACTCACGAAGGACGCAAACTAATTGGATACAATTATCTTGAATTCGCTTGTGACGATCTCTAAACTGTCCACTCATTCAACCACACAGACCTTTTATCCTTTATTTTGGTTACATGACTGAATCTATTCCGAATGTTCTCCGTCACATTAACGAGCTCAAAGATGCTTGGAGACGACAAGATTTTAATTTCACAAAGCAACAACAAGAAGAATACGATCTGTTGATTGCGACTCGCCGCGAACGTGTCAAGCAATTCTATGCTGATGGGCGAGTATTCAAGGGATTCTACAAAGCAAGGGAAGAGGAGTTCTAAATACTAAAAAGAGTTTTAGATATTACAATGAAGACGTTTCAGGAGTTTATGTTGATTGCTGAAGAGGCTTATGATGCTTCCTTCATGTCTGGAGCACAAATTATTAAAACTGGAGAAGGTGGTCGCATAGGACAAAATCGCAAAAAAACCGCTCCTGAAATACGCCGCATGAAAGCAGTTGGTGATGGTAAAATGGAACTTGTTTCATATAAAATACGCAAAGATGCGGGACAGACGAAAGGATCTTCTGCTGCTGCACCTGGGAGACCTGCAAGATCAACTGAACTTAAACCAGGAACAGCAGGGACTCAAGGAAGTGCAGCAATGACTGCTAAAGAAAGACAGCGTAAAGCATTTCTTGAGCGTAAAGCAAGAGAGAGTGGAAAAGAACAACCAAAAACTCCATCTCAAGCACTCTCTCAAGCAAAACCTGGCGCAAAACCAGCAGCAGAAAAGAAACCAAAACCAGCACCAACAGGTAAAACAAGAGCAGAAAGAGATAAAGAAAGAAATGCTAAGTTAAGAGCAAAGTATAATGCAGAGAAACAAAAAGCACTTGCGGGGTATAAAGAAGTTCATGGATCTTTACCAAAAGGAAAAGAAAGAACTAAACTAATTGCCGCAGTTCAGAGAGCACATGCACCTCATCCTTCCGGCACATTAAAATAGCTCACCTCCAAAGCGTTCCTATGGTGTAAGAAGCACCAGACCCCTCTAAAATCGCCTACAACATCATGGAAACTGTGAATGTAAGACTTGACACGCTAAAAAGGGTAATTCGTGACCTAGAGAGCGCAGTGCAGGTCTGTCACGAAGTTGATAACACTCAAGGCGAGGATCCAGTCAAAACTTATCCTTATGCGGCAGGGTATTCGCGTTCTGCGATGACCTATGCTATAATTGACCTTAACAACCTCCTGAACAAGTGATCACGCTTCGTCCTCATCAACAACGTGCTGTTGCTGCTATGCAGAAGCACACCAAAGGTCAGGTGATTGTCCCTACTGGTGGTGGCAAAACACTGAAGATGATTGTAGATACTCTGCGTCAGTTTCAGTCACAAACTCCCCAGACTGTTGTAGTTGTTGCTCCTCGCATTTTGCTTGCTGAACAACTCTCTGCAGAGTTTCTGGAGCATATCACTACCGCTGCTGTATTGCATGTCCATAGTGGAGAAACTCATCACTTTAGCACTACCAAACCCGCAGAGATTTACAACTGGTCTCGTCGTGCATACAAACATCAGCTGATCTTCACTACCTACAACTCTCTGAATCGTATTCAAGAGGCAGGGATTGATGTAGATACGATTTACTTTGACGAAGCACACAACAGCGTTCAGCGACACTTTTTCCCTGCGACTGAGCACTTTGCTGCTAATGCGAATCGTTGCTACTTTTTCACTGCGACACCGAAACATTCTGCCACCATTTCTAAACCAGGCATGAACCTGCCTGAGGTTTATGGTCAGGTAATCTGTCAGGTTCCTGCACCTGAACTGGTAAAGCAAGGTTATATCCTACCACCTAAAGTTGTGGTCAAGCAGTTGCCGATGGTTCATGATCGTCAGGTAATCTTTGAGCGTGATGCTGACAATCTGATGGAGACGATTGATGACCAGAATCTCAGAAAGATTTTGATTTGTGCTCGTGCTACCAAACAGATTGTGGGTCTTGTGTCTCAATCTGATTTCTGCGTTCAGTTAGAGCAGCGTGGATACTCTTGGATGTATATTACTGCTAAGACTGGCGCTGTGATTGATGGCAGGAAAGTTGACCGCGAGAAGTTCTTTGATACTCTTAATGCCTGGGGCAAGGATAGCAGCAAGCGATTTGTTGTGATTCACCATAGCATCCTATCTGAGGGCATCAATGTGTCTGGATTGGAAGCAGTCCTGTTTATGCGGAACATGGACTACATTGGTATCAGTCAGACTATTGGACGTGTGATTCGTCTGGGCGATGAATCCAAGAAGTTTGGTCTGGTTTGTGTGCCTGTGTATGATAAGGTTGGCATCAATACTGCTCGCTCTGTGCAAGCAGTTGTTGATACGATCTTTGAGCATGGCGAACCTGCTATTAGTGTGATTAGACGATGACGTTATGGGGCTTGACATCCCCACCCAAAGTTGTTAGACTAACCTTGTTCACTTTATCCCGCAAGTTAGGCGGAAACATCATGAACTCTATTTTGAATCAAACTCTTGAAGGTCGCATTGCATATGAGGACCTCAAAAATGCCTCTGAAAATGATTTCCTTTACATCTTCAAAGGTGGCACTGGTGTAATTCATGAGGGTCGCCAGTTTATTGATTATGAAGACATCTACTGGGGCGAAACAGAGGACAATCCTGCTCGTAAAAACGGATCTTCTAAGGCAAATATTAAAGGACTGGCTACATCTAGAGCTCTAGGAATTGATGTGACTCGTCCTCTCCCTACGGTAAGTTCTTGTGTCATTACTGATACAAGTGGTAAGTCCTACAAGTATAAGGGAGAGAACGGGATTACTCGATACAAGGCAGACAAACTGAATGGGCATTTTGAAGGCGCATGGTTTGATGTTGTTCGATTTGTAGAAACTAATGGTCGCACAGCAAACTATAATCGAGAAGTGTGGTTGCAACTTGAAAACGACGGACTTCCTCAAGAATCTCATACCGTTGGTGATCTTGTTGTTAGTTGCTGCACACTGATTCAGAAAGGTGATCTTCCTAAGGAAGAAAGTGCAATTCGTGATTTTGTATACGAATCTGCTCCAAATATGACAACTCAAGATAAGAATGAAGTTGTCCGTATTGTACTCAAAGAGGAAGATGTTCCTACCAAAACTATTTCTTGGAGAGACAATGAATGTAAAGAATGGTTGGAAGAGAAGTGTTTGGATGATCTTGAAGTAGACTATTGTTTCCCATTTCACTACTTCCAGGATCGTATTTATTCTGTGTTGAAGCAGTATCACGAAACTCAAAAAGTACAAAAGGTTGTACAACACTTTGAGAATAAAAGTGATTCTGACGAAGTAATCATCGCTGCTCGTGAAGCCCAGAAAAAGAAGTGGGAAGAATTGCGACAAGTTATGGAATCTGTTGCTAAGTACATGGTTTTGAATGATTGGCAACTTCCTGTCGATAAGGATCAGTATTTCCCTCAAATCAAGACGGGAAGCAATGCCGATGACCCCAATCGTATCGTGTTTGATAACTGATGGACGGATTTATCATCGGTAAGGGTAACTATGCTGCCATTCCATTTGGTAGGCAGCTGATGATTATTCACAACGGAGAGCAACTCAAAGTGTGTAGGACCGAAGCATCAGCAAGGAAGTTCATTGATGACCACAAAAAGGGTAAATCACTTGGCAAACTTCCGATCAATTAAAATAGCTCACCTCTAAAGCGTTCCAGTGGTGTAAGGACTTAAAAAATGCAAACCTTTCTTGAAACCTCCTTTCAAAATGTTCGCTCCTCAAAGCGAACTGATGAGTTTCACAAAGAACTTCTCAACGATGTTCTGAACGCTTCTCCTAAGTGGGCAGAATATGATTGGCAGTATGAGTATCAACTGCCTGTTGATGGTTTTGGAGGAACTTTCGACATCGACATCGCTGGATTTGTGAATGGCGAACTTAAAGTTGCCATTCTTGGTAAGGCACTCAACAGCAATATCAACAAGAATATCAAGAACTATGCCAACACAAGTGTTGGTGAAGCAGCACGATTGATGTTTGCTCCGAATATCAATCTCGAAAAAGTGCTGTTCGTTTCTATTCTCCCCAAAGTTGCACCACGCTTCAACAAAAGTGGTGAAATTGTTGGATTTGATAATGTTCTGAGTGCAAAAGAACGCACTCAAATCAGTCATGTTCTTCAAGCGCAATATGGTGGAGTTGTTGAGGCAATCGATCTGCACTTCGACATTCAAGGTGTCAAAGAAAAGAAGACAAAAGATGATTTTGATGCTATCATTGTAGAAAACCTTGACCAACTTGTTATTGCATGAATCAGATATTTTGTGGAGAATGTATAGAAACCATGTCTGCACTTCCTGAGGGTTGTGTAGACATGGTTTTTTGTGATTTACCATATGGAACTACTCAAAATGAGTGGGATACGCTTATTCCATTCGATAAATTGTGGGAGCAATACTATCGCATCGTGAAAGAAAATGGTGCGATTGTTCTAACAGCACAGCCCCCATTTGACAAGATTCTTGCATGTTCAAACCTCAAAGATTTCCGTTATGAATGGGTCTGGGAGAAGAATAAGGCAACTGGGCATCTCAATGCGAAAAAGATGCCGATGAAAGCACATGAAAACATTTTGGTTTTCTATCGCAAACTACCCACATATAACCCACAAAAAACAACGGGACACAAACCATTTGGTGCTGTTAAACCAAAGGATAATATCCCAGAACCAGATAAGAAACGCAACTACAATCATGTTACCAAAACATTTGGGAATGATGGTACAACAACTGATAGGTATCCTCGTGATGTTCAGCGGTTTCCTGTTATTAACAACGACAATCCTTTGAAGTTTCATCCCACACAAAAACCTGTGGGTATGATAGAATACTTTATCAAAACCTATTCGAATCCTGGTGATACAATCCTAGATAACTGCATGGGTTCTGGATCTGCTTGTATTGCATGTATTAACACTGATCGTAAGTATATTGGTATTGAGAATGATCCAGAATATTATACTGCAGCGAAAGAATGGATCGAGTCAACTATTAACAATCCACTACTAAATGCGATGAATTAAAATAGCTCACCTCCAAAGCGTTCCAATGGTATGAAGAACACTCATCTCGAACATCCTGAAGATTCCATCCTGACGGGTGACCTGTCTGTGCTGGACTGGTTCACTGCTGCAGGCACTCTCAGCGTTAAAATGGACGGTGCTCCTGCGATTGTCTGGGGCACGAATCCTGCCACTGGAAACTTCTTCGTAGGCACTAAAAGTGTCTTCAATAAAGTTAAAATCAAAATCAATGAAACGCACACTCAAATTGATCACAATCACAGTGGGCGTGTTGCTGATATTTTACATAGTGCCTTGGATTATCTTCCTCGTACAAACAGGATTATTCAAGGTGATTTTCTTGGGTTTGGTGGTGTGGATACTTTTTGCCCCAATACGATTACTTATGTCTTTCCTGAAAAAGTAACTGCTAAGATTGTTGTTGCTCCGCATACTTGGTATGAAGCAAACGATGATCTTCGTGATAGTTGGGCAATTCCTCTCACTGTCAATCTGAAAGACAATGATGATTGTTTGTTTGTGCGTCCTTGTGCATACATTCAGCACGGACAAACTTCTTTTGCTGATGTAGAGGAAGTCTGTAACTTTGCCCGTCAAGTGTCAACAGTGTGTGAGTTCGCAACTGTTAAAGAAGCAGCACAGATCAAGCAGCAAATCAATGCCTGCATCCGTGTTGGTGTTGATGTTGAGAACGGTTTCATTGATTGTGACCCTAATCTGCTGGGTTTGTGGAAGTTGGTGAAGTCCATCAAAGAAGATTGCCTCTTCCTGTGCCGCAATGATGGTCCTTCAGCATACATCAGTGGTGAGCGAATTGATGCAGAAGGTTATGTTCTCTCCAATGAGTTTGGCACCTTTAAGTTAGTCAACCGTGAATGTTTCTCTCGTGCTAACTTTACTCTTGCTAAATCCTGGTGAATTAAAATAGCTCACCTCCAAAGCGTTCCTACAGTATGAGCACTCCTACCATGCAAGCACAAGCACAACAAATCATCGCAGACAATGTGTATCAGCACACTCTCGCATTGATTGAAGCACTCAAAGACAACTATCGTCAACACTCAATTCGTGGTCATCAGCGTTCTATTGAGCGATTTGATGCAGTTCCTGGTTATCATCAGCGCAAGATTGATGAACTCAAGTCTGGTAAGTGTGACATTGACTATACCATCGAGACTGGTAAAAAGTATCACAAAATTATTTTTGTTGATGGTGGTGGACAACGCTCTGCTCATGCTTTCATTGACAAGAACACTGGCGAAGTGTATAAAACTGCCTCATGGAAGTCTCCTGCCAAAGGTGTTCGTTATGACCTGCGATTGATTGCTGATCGTGAATACCTGCTGGAACATGCAGATTGGAGCGGGGGGTATTTATACAAATAACTCACTCCCAGTCAGTTGGAACTTTCTATGATGCTATTGGAAACTCTGGACATTATTGCACGATGACTTACACTGACATCACAAAACTTGAGAATTGCCCTGAGTGTGGTGCAAACTGGGTTGAAAAACTCATCCCACAAAAATACTGGGAAAACTATTCTCCACCCTATTTTTATAGTCGTGTGATTGGTATTGAATTGCTTGGTGAAGATCGTATCAATCATTGGGTGTGCCCTGATTGTAACCACAAGTTTCCACGATGACTTACTCTAACCTCTCCAAGATTCGCCCGAAACTGAGAACATCAGGTAACATCACAGGTAACTTTGGACGCTCTAAAGCTAAAGCAGGTTCTTCACTCAATGATCTGGGTGGTGATGGTAACATTGGTTCCACACAGACTGAATACCTGAACCGATTGTATTATGCTTTTGATCATACTACCGAACCTCAACTTCGTTCATTTCTTTACACCGAAATTCGCAAGATTCTCATTCAACAAGGTAAATGGTAATCTCATGAAATACGAAGTCAAGTTATATGTTGGTGGCAAAGTTTTCACCGAAAGTGTAGAAGCCGTCAACAATCAGGACGCAAAAGCAACAGCACTTGCTCGCAATCCGAAAGCAAAAGTGATTGGAGTTAATCCAGTTTTCCGGTAATTAAAATAGCTCACCTCCAAAGCGTTCCTATGGTATGAGCACCACCCCAACCATGATCGACTTCCCCACACTACAATCTAAGGATGGCACAATGCTAGTCGGATTCTATCCTGTTCAGACGCCATTTGGTGACATTTCAGAAGAGTGGTGCCTGCAAATCTTGTCTTGGAAAGGTATTGATCAGATCAGCAAAAAGTATCTGAATCGTGTTGAAAAGTCTCTTGCAATTCGTGACCGTCTCAATCATGATTACATTCTGACTGGTGATAATCAAGATTTGCCACAACAAGGTAACCCTTTCTACGGTGCAGTCTGATGCGATTCCAAGTTACTCAAATTGAGTTTGATTTTGATGATGAAGAGGAGATGAATGAGGACGAAAAAAATACTATCACCAACGAATGTATCGGTCAAGTATGGGAAGCAATCGATGAAGATGACTTGATTGAAGAGATCACATGTACAACTGGTTGGTGTATCAAATCGATTGACTATCGTCATGTGTTAGTCTAAACAATGAGACGCAAATCCCTGACTTTTAAGAAACTCAATTCCATGAAAGTTCTCACACTCATCTTCATCGTAGCATTGTTTTTTTCACCCTCTGTTCGATCACTGACTTCCAATACTTTACATACGGTAGCAGATCTGATCTCTTCGAGCAATTAAAATAGCTCACCTCCAAAGCGTTCCTATGGTATCACCACTCACTCCAACTCATCATGCGTAAGATCGAATCCCAGATGAACACTGCTATCACTGAGCACAAAGATCTCAAGTCAGGCAACACTCAAGTGGTTACTTATACCAACTGTTCTGATGTCTATCTGCACGGTAATCTGATCGCTCGGATTGGTGAAACCTGGATCGAATTGTTCGATGGTGGTTGGCAATCACATACCACAAAGTCTCGCCTTAATGCACTTCTCCAAGCATTTGGTCTGCCTGGTGAGTATGTCTTCCAAAAGAACTTTCAGTGGTTCGTTCAATACAACGGAGCACCGATTCCTTTCTTCTCTGGTATGCGTCTCGCTTGAATCTTTCTCACTTTAATTAACAACAAAACCATTGATTATCGTCACATTCTCAAATGACTGACCTTCGTTACTCTACGGGTGAAGAACTTGAAGAGTTCCTGTATGAAAAGTGCAGGCAAGATCCTGATCTTCTCGCTACTATCATCAATGAGTATGTGTGCTCGCTGAGTGATAACAAACTGATTGAACTTGAAGACTTTCTCACTAACAACTTTGGAGACGATTGATGAACCGCACTGAACTCCAAGAATCATACATTCAACAGGTGATTGATAGTATGGACTACAAAACAATGGAACGTTTTGTGTATGATAATCTACAAGATAATCTGCAAGGTTATAGCGACGAAGAACTGATTGCAGAGGTTGAAGAATACTATCCCGAACTGCTGGAAGATTGAATCATGACATCAACTTATTGCATTGCGTCTAACCTTTCCAGTCGTACTTATGAATGGTACAATTACATCGACGGGAAAGTGTTTCAGTATAACACAACTCCCGTACCATTTACATCAGTTCAGATTGCAGGATTCTATGCTTCATTGTTTCAGAAGGTGAATCATGATTGAAACACTTTTAGCAGCAACAATCGTCGGACAAGTTATTATTGGGCCGAATCTTTTACAGATTGATTATCTTACTGAAAGAGACGAGATTATTACGATTGTAGAAACGATTGAAGAGGTTCCGCAATAATTACTGTTCCCGTCCTGAGTATGACATAAAACTGCTTCTTGCGAATGGTTGGGTATGCTGAGAGGGGACTGGTTATCCCCTCTTTTTTATTGTCAAAAAAGGCAAAAAGTATTAAAAAACGATTAAAAATGTATTATTAAATATAAACGGGCTTTCGTAATCGTTCTCAATAAGTATGATTTATTGAGAATCATTTAGGTGTATTGTTGAGAATTAGGGGTGCATTTATGCGTTGATAAGTATACTCAGACCCTAGCACTTATGGTCATTAAAATGTGCTGAGGTCTTGTGATTATACCTTGATTAAATGTGCTGAGGTCTTGTGATTTATGCGTTGATAAATGTGCTCAGGTCTTGTGATTATACCTTGATTAAATGTGCTCAGA